ACGTGATCCACTTTCTTGCCGGGCGGCAGCTCGTACACATTGCCGTTCCCCAGCTCGATGTGCAGGCTGTCGTCGGTGACCTTGTCCTCCTCGGCGATGGAGTCATTGATGCTGTCATAGCTGTCGTCCTGCGTGCCGTCGTTGGTGATGAACACGGTCAGCATGGCCGCAACCAGGCTGGCGGCCAGCTCGCCGTCCATGTAGCGGTCCAGCTGCTTCACCTGTTCGATCATCCCGGACACAAAGGGGATGCCCCGGTGCTGCTCCGGCCGCTCCACGGTCATCAGGTGCAGGACGTTCGGCATGCCCGTGTCCTTGCCGTAGGCCTCCACGGCCTCCCAGGTGATCTCCTCCGGCGTCTCCTCCGCCAGGGGGTGGTAGGTGGCGATGTGGTATTTCACCACCTCGCCGTCCTTGCTGATCTCAATGCCGTCCACAATGCGCCCGCCGTTTTCGGTGTTCTGCGCCTCGCTCTCGCCCTGGCTCTCCGGGGTGGACACCCGGTCGGCCTCGATCAGGCGGATCACCAGCTGATAGGGCGTGCGCGGGTTCGGCTTCTCCCCGAACAGGGCGAACACGTCCCCGCTCACCAGCATGGAGCGGAAGGCCAGCTCCTGCATCTCCCAGAAGGTATTCTGCCGCGTGGCGTCGCACATCGTGCTCTTGGCCCACAGGCTGAACTCCCGCAGGGTGGTCTGCTGCCATTCCTCCGCGGCCTCGTCGCTCATGCCCAGCACCGCGGCGTCAATCTTCGGCTTCGGGCGGATGCCCCAGCCAACCACGTTGGTCACCATGGTCGCCGGCGCGCCGCGCCCCAGGCCGCCGCCCGCGTACAGGTCACGCGCGCGGATGCGCAGCGTCGAGCCCTGCAGGTCGATATCGTCCTCCGCGCTGCCGCCGCCCGTGATCCAGCCGATCAGGCTGTTCTTCGTCCTGCTCGCGCCGTGGTAGTGATAGCCGCTGGCGCTGGCCACCCTGGCCGCCTCCGCCATCTCCCGGATGCGCTCCTCCTTCTCCTCCCGCAGGCGCTCCCGGTACATGGTCACGCCCTTCTCCGGGTTGATCAGGCTTGTCATCCGCTCACGAAAGCGCATCGGGGAGACAGGCCGGCTCTTTTTCTTCTCGGCCATTTTTCCTCTTCACCTCCTGCCGCTCACGTGTCGCGCGGCACAACGGCCACGCTTCGCGGCGGCGTGGAGCCGATCTCGTATTTGCGCAGCTCGCCGGAAAAAAAGTTCAGCATGTCCTGCGCCTGTTTCAGGCTGAAAAACTTCACCGTCCGGCTGCCGATGGTGTACTCCTGCGCCTGTCCGGTCACCAGGTCGATCATGGCCTGCTTGCACAGCGCCACCATCTCCCTGCATTCCTGGTAGGAGAAGGCGTAATTCACATATCGCCCGTTCACATACGGCATCTCTCCACCTCCCGCCTTTTATATTTTGATCCCGCCGGATATCAGCCCCTTGGGGCGCTTCGGCTTGCCGCTGGTGTCCGCAGGCCTCACCTTCACCTCGCCGTACAAGCGCCTTTCAAAGGAGTCCAGGTCAATCTTGAAGCCCTTGAAGGCGCACCGGGCGTAGTTGCAGCAGTCCAGCGGCTCGTTGCGCTCGTACACCTTGACCCACTCCATCACGTATACGCCGCGCTTCTTCACCGGCCGCTCCACCTCTGAGATCAGGCCCCGGAAATAGTGCTCGTCATACCCGGCCTCCTCGCTGTCCGGGTAGTGCATATAGCGCTTGCCCGGCACGGTCACGCCCGCGTTGTGCAATATTTCCCGCTTGCCCGCGTACACGTTCAGGAGAAACAGGTTCAGGCCCTTCTTGGTGCTCCTGGTGTGGCGCACCAGCGTTCCCATCTCCTTGTTCTCACCGCGGATGGGATAGATGCGCTTCATCCGGCGCTGGTTGCAGTGCTCCACCACCGCGTCGTAGAAGTGACCGCCGGCGTCCATGAAGGTGACCGCCGCCTTCATGGTCTTGCCGTTCTCCATGCGCCACTCCCGGTCCAGCAGCGCGTCCACCTGCTCCCAGGTCTCCTCGTCGTCCGCCCGGCCGGGAATCACCCCGTACTGAATCCCCCAGCTCTCGTCATTCCGGCCCCAGCCCTTGACCTCGTACTCCAGGCGGTTGTCCTGCGTGTCAATCCCGATGGTGATCACCAGCACCCCGTTGGGCGCCTCCGCCGCGTAGTGCTCGCGCCGCAGGAACATCACCTCCGGCACGCCCGTCGCCTCCCGGTGCTCAAAGGGCAGGCCCAGCTCCAGGTTGTAGAAGGTCTTTAACATCTCCGGGTCGTCTTTTGAGTCCAGGAATTTCTTGCACTCTTCCTTCCAGTCCGTCCACGGCGAGACAAAGGCGCTCAGGTGGAAGGAGCGGTGCCTGTGCTTTTTCAGGGCCTCCGGGTTGTGCGCTACCCACTTGGCCGGGGCGCGCTTGACCTCCCACTCCTCCATGGTCCCGCCGCACAGCGGGCAGCGCCACACGGCGCTGATTACGTCGTATTCTTTCTGTCCGCTTTCCGTCTCGGTCTCGACCTTCTCAAACCGGATATCGTCAAACAGGATCTGGCTGTGCTCCCCGCAGTGCTTGCAGGTCACCTCCCACTCCTCCTGTGTGCCGTGCAGAAATTCCCGGTAAATCCGGCTCGTCGCCTTCAGCGTCGGCGTGCTGGTGCACACCCGCCGGGCCCTGGTGCCGTAGTTCGTCGTGCGCTTCTTGGCCAGGGATACCGGGTCGCCCTCCACGCCCGCCGAGGCCGGGTAGCCGTCCACCTCGTCCATGAACAGGTTGCAGATCGGGCGGCTTTTCAGTCCGCCTGGGGACATCGCGCCCGTCATGGAGATAAACCCGCCCGGGAATTTCTTCATGCGGATCGTGCTCTCATTCCCGCCGAAAACCTTCTCCCGCAGCACGGGCGTTGCCTCGATATCCGGCGCCAGGCGCTCCTTGGAGTAGTTGTCCGCGTCGTCCTCGGCGGGCATCACCAGCAGACAGGGTCCCGGCTTCTGGTCAATGACATAGCCCATCATGTTGGACAGCATCACCGTCTTGCCGATCTGCGCCCCCGTCATAAAGGTGATATCCCGCACCCCGCGCTGGGAGAAGGCGTCCATCATCTCCCGCTGATAGGGCGCCCGGTCGGTGTGCCACTTGCCCTTCTCGCTGCTGCCCGTCCCGGCCAGGCGGCGGTTTCTGTCCGCCCACTCGGAGACGGTCATCTCGCTCGGCGGCCGAAACATGCTCATGGTTGTCCGCCGCAGCTCCTCCAGCGTCACGTCTCCTCCGCCTCCTCCGTCGCGCCGGCCTCCCCGGCCTCCGGCAGCGGCATGGCCGAGAGCAGGCTCAGCGCGTCCCGCACCTCGCGCTCGATCGCCGCCCCGATGATGTCCGGATCCCCGATCATCACCAGCGATGGCGCCAGCTTGTCCGCCAGACCGTTCAGGCGGTCGTTTACCGTCGCCGCGATCTCGCTCCACAGCGGCGCCAGCTCGTTGACGGAGACGTACTCGCCCTTCATTTTGGCGACCTCGATCTTCGTCTTCTCCATCTTCACGGCCTCGTGCCGGGCCTTGATGGCGGACAGCTCCTCGTTTTCCTCCTCGGTGATCTGCGTGTTGTACGCCACCCACCGCTGAATGAAAAGAGCGAGGTCGAACTTCTTCTCGTCCGCCTCGCTCTTGACAAACAATTTTTGATTTTGCGGCAGCGCCGCGTCAATGTCGTGCAGCCGCCTGTAGGTGTACCCGGCCAGGCTGGCCAGCTCCTTCTTCGTCAGGGCAAGGTTCACACTACTTCCCACCCCTCACGAACATGTGGTCAAAGTTGTGGTCCAGCCGCTCGCCCGCGTATTTGAGCAGCGCCTCCTGCGTCTCGTCGCTGGCCCGGTTCAGCGGCATCTGCGGCACGCCCAGGCCCACCACGCGCACAATGGGCAGCCGTTCTTCCGTCCGGCGCGTAAAGACCACGCCGCCCAGCTTGCCGCCGCCCACGAAGGGGGGATTGCCGCCCTGGTTTTTCATCACCTCGGGCAGCCGGCTCCGGCCGCCCTTTTTCACAATGTCTGTGGATATTCTTTTTTGCAGCTTGTACGCCTTGAACCGTCCGCCGATGGTGCCCTTGTGGCTGGAGAGGGGAATGGTGCATGTCACCGCCCCCGTGCCGCCATAGGTCAGTCTGTACCCTCTAACCTGGTCTTTGACCCATTTCTGGGTGACCTGGTATTCCTTGTACGCCTCCCGGGCGATCAGCACCCCGGACTTGTTGCCGACCTCTTTGAAGGTCCTGTGCAAAAGCCGCTCCATCTGTTTTTCTGTCAGCACGCTCTGCAGCAGGCTGATCTTCCGCTGCACATCGCTCATGTCCACCTGCAGCCACGCGCCGCCGCCTTCGATAAAGCTTCTCACGCGCCATTCCTCCTTCCCGCTTATTTCGCGCCGAGGCGCCCCCGCCAGCGCCAGGAGGTGGGCGGGAGGTATGAACCGAAGCCCCCGCCGCTTTTTGTCCCGCGCCGTCCGGGCTGTCCAGCCCTCGCGCCGCTCTGTCTCCGTCCACGAAAAGAGCGGCAAGCCCGAAGGCCCGCCGCTCTATCTACCTCTTGCGATGATATCATTGTATCACATCTTGTTGCTTTTTGGGTACATTTTCACAAATTTAATACTTTTGTAACATTTACCCCCGCAAGATGTAGTGGGTCGGCCACTCCACATGCGCCATATCCTGCGCCTGCTCAATGCGCTCACACAGCCCGTCGTACATCCTGCGGCGCATGTTCAGCCGCGTGGTGATCTCCTTGCGCGTCATGCCCAGCACGTACTTCATCGTGACAAAGGTTCTCATCTCCCGGTGCGGGATGGCGTTCAGGATCTCCTCCGCCTCCCGCAGCTCCCGGCACAGCAGCGGCAGCTCCTCCCGGTATCTCTCCTCCATCTCGCTGATGGCCGCAAACTGCGCGTCCAGCCCCTGCGGCTCCCCGTGTCCGGTCGGCATGCCGGTCAGCTTCTGCCCGATGTTCCAGAGCCGGTCCTGCAGCCACAGCCTTTTCTGCTCCGTGCAGCTCACGTCCTGCATCGTGTACAGCACCCGCGACAGGAGCGGAATATCCCTGTTCCGTATCGGCGCCCGCTCCCGGAAGTCCCTCGTCTCGCTCATCCTGCCCTCCGCGGCTTGTCCTCAAACGCGCGATTGATCGCGCTTTTCCTTTCCGTCCTCCGTCCGTCTCAGTCCCCGCGCCTCGGGTGTCCGCAGGGCCGCTTCTCCGGGCACGCGCCCCGCACACATCCCGGCCCCGCGTCCTCAAACAGCGCCGGCGCGGTTTCCCGGCAGATCGCCAGCATCCGGTCCGCCAGCTCCCGGATCTCCCACTGCGCCTTGTTGCAGCACCGCAGGGAGAAGAAGTGCCTTAGCTCCCGCGCGTTCATGGTCACAATCAGGCTGGTCTGCGCCGCCTGCGGCGTGATGTACCGCGCGTCCTCCTTCGGGATCCCGCGCTCCACCGCCTGCCGGTAAAACGCCCGGATCCGCGCCGTCACGTCCTCCCATGCCCGCAGCATCTCCGCGTTGCCCGCGATGCTCTCCGGCACCACCACGGGCATTTCGCCCATGTCGCAGTATCTTTGACTTTCCACGCTGTAACTGGCAATCCGGTGCCGCGTCAGCTGGGCCAGCAGCGCCCGGCTCACGCCCTCTGCCCGGAAGGTGAACACCACATGCTCCGCCACGCTCTCGTGCCCGCTTTGAAGCGCCGCCGCCAGCGCCCGCTCCGGGCTCTGGCTCCCGGTGCAGATCGCCGCCGCCATGCCCGCGACCCGCGCCCCGTCCAGGGTCGATGTGATCAGCTCAACCCGCATTCTTTTTCCTCCGTCCAGTCCTTTATCACCCGCTCATAGGCGCCCCAGTCCGCTTCAATGTACACATCCTGATTCTTCACGGCCTGCATCTCGCTTGCCGATGCCCGCATTGTCTCGATCATCCGCCTGCACACCTCGTCGAGCGCCATTGCGTGATTCCCGTCTCCATGTATCGTGATTCTGATCGGCAGAAAATACTCCTGTGTCATGCCCGCTCGCCCTCCTCGTCCACGTTTTCCTGTGCCCTCGCTTTCTCCACCGCCCACATCCAGCCGTGGAACTTCTTCTCCGCTTCAGACCCCTTACTTGCGTTGTTCGCGCAAGTCGCAAAGTACAGCGCGATTTCCTCCAGCACCGCGTCCCGCCGCGCCGGTGTCATGCCGTCCGCCTCCAGCT